ACTGTGAACATAGCCTGCTGAGTCTGTCCTTGTAGGCTTTCAATGTAGGCTTGTGGATTACCACCGATACTGCAAGTAATGTTTCCATTGTTGTGTTCGGCTGTTCCAGCAGTTAAAACAAAAGCTCTTTGGACTCGTAAGAACTCCGCAGTAGTAACTACTGGGGTCGTTCCATTCATATTTATATCTTCGCTGATGTCTAAGTAGTTTTCATCTAGACCTTCTATCCGTACTATCTGTGCTCCTGTGTTACCTATATCATCAGTAGGATCATTAGAAACTGTGCTGACAACTCCAGCACTAGTCGGTAATATCCGAGGGGTACCTAGAGGCCACATATCTTCTAAAGCCCCTCCACCAGATACGCTATCGTTATCTCCGAACTTACGGTAAGTTTCCCAACCCGGTATGGCACCTATACCAACTGCCAAATTGATGTCACCCATAGGGCTCATCAAGTTTCTATCTGTAGGTATCGTAGCCATTAGGCTTCTCCTACTAAGGCCGCTTCCTCTTGGTCAGCAGCCTCATTGAAGACCTGCTGTCTGCCAGCAACTTCTTCGGCTACGTTCTGTTGGGCCATCGTAGACGCACTCTGCGTCTCCTGTGACTCAGCAACTCGGACGTTATCCGACACAAGGTCGAACCTGCCAAGGCCAAGTAACTCTTCAGTAAGCTCAGCGATCTTCTTACCAGAGATGTGTACATTAACAGACGGATCTTGGTAGATAGCAGAGTTAGCCAGACCCATAAGGTTCTGCATAATCTGCGACTGTCTGCTGAAGTGACGAGCACCGATAGGACGGAGCTTGCCTTTCTTTGTCAGTTGCTCTGGTCCAATCTTCAGGAACTCTTCTACACCAAAGTCTTCGTTAACAGACTTAACCAGCTCTACGCTGGTGACGTTCTCTCTTGCAGCAGCAAGCATCTGATTAAGGAGAGGCTCTACGAACATCTCTTCGAAGTGCTGGATCTTCTGTTGGAAGATTCGGCCACTTGCATTTTCCAGTGCCTGTACTTCAAAGGCTGTCTTCTCACCGGGGGTACGAATACCCATAGCTTGTCTAGGAGCACCTGCCAGTTCTTCCATCTGTTGCATCAAGCGATCCATCTGGAAGTCTGCGTTCAACGCTGTAGCGTCTGGTCGCAGTACGCTCACATCTGCATCTACGTCGATGAAGATGCGTTCGTCTGGACCCCATTCGAAGTCTTCAGCCTGACCTCTTACGACCACAATCGGGTGAGCGATTTGATCGAATACGTCAGCCTTAAGATTCTCAAGATGGTCCAGCCTGTACTGCATCCCAACCAGATTAGCCAGTGGGCTCATGCCCCACAGGTTATCAGGTCGGTCGCGCCAAGCTACGTGCTCCTTGTTGGAGCGTCCAATCCAAGTCTTGATAGGTTCATCAAGTACCGTGAACTTACGGTCTACTACGATGATGCGCCGGTTGGTCTTAACCTCACCGGTCTCCATGCTGTATGTGTCTCCCTCGTACTCCAGTACTTCAATCATACCGGACGAGAGGTAGCTACGCAAATTACCGAAGCCATCAACTGACAGCCCTTCGGCCTTGTCTAGGTCGGAATCTCCGTAGCCTGATAATTCATTACGAAGCTGTACAGACTTGCCGATGGCACCATGTGCCCATTCGTAGCCTGGTATGTTCTGCGCTGCGTATGTGAGTGTTCCAATAGAAACCAAGGTCCGGGTAATCTTACCCGTGTCCTTGAAAGAGTCGGCAGACAAATCGAACTGAACATCGTACGGACTGATGCGCTGTAGCTTCGGTCCTACGTACGTGTTGTACGACATACCGCTAGCTGTCTCGTGATTGTCTTGCAGGTACGTGACCTCTCCGAAGGCATTGCCTGCGTCGATGTAGTCTAGTACCAACTGGGAAACAGTGTCTTTGAAATCCGATTCGCGGATCTTCTGTTTCATGTACGCTTCAATGGTGCGAGCCGTATCACGGTCTGCACCTACTTGCGTCTCTGCTTCCCACTTGAACCAGTCATCGTGAGGGAACAACGCTGCCATATAGTTAGCGTGTAGGTTGTCTCTGATCTGACAGATCTTAGGGATACTTGTCTTGTTCTTCCACGGGAGATTAGCGTTAGTTGTTTTAGTTGTGTCTGTCTGGAATATGTAGTTACGAAGTTCCTTCGTCTCTGCGCGTAGCTGGCCGCTGTTGTTGCGCCAGTCTGTATATTTCAGGGACACGAAGTCCGCTACGGCATCTCCGTTATCCAGTATGTTTCTGATCTCTTGTACTGCTTTTGCAATTCTTGGCATTACATTATTCCTCCGAACCTGCTATGGGTTACAACCTTCCGGTCCCTGTTACGCATCCGTTGTGATACCGGTGGCTTTAGGATACCGCATACCGATTCGAAGGCATCCTTGATATCGTCATTAGGTGGATTATACATGATAAGTTCTTGCTCAAGATCCTCGCAATACCCACCACGGTAGTGCCAGATCGTATAGTTCTCGTAACGGGGCTTGAGGGTAGCGTGGATACGCTCCTCCTTCGAACCCATGTTCCGAGTCGGATTATAATCCTCCACGGACAGGGCAAGCCCCTCGCGTCGGATTTCATCCTTGATGTGTTCAGCAATAACTCTCTGTCCTCCGACTACCTCTGCTCTCATCTTCTTGAAGCCCCACTTCATGTGGGCTTGGAGAACCATGTCGAAGTAATCACTTACTTTGTTTGTCCGTGTCTTGTTAATATCAAGCACGTAGATAAAGCCTTCTGCGTCTACGCCTACAACGATCAAAGCCGTGTAATCGGCTGTGCTCTTGAGGCTGAACGCGAAGTCTATTGCAGCGAAGACATTGAGCATCTGTCCATTGTACCACCACTTCCCGTTCTCATACTTAAGGAACTTACGGTCGTAGTGCTGGAACAGCTCAGGGTTGATAGCTGCTTCGCCGGGGTCGTTCGGGTTGTTGTAGTACTGGGCATAGAACTGTGTCCGGTCCAAGTACTTAGCTCGCTTCTGCGACAAGATCTGAATGTTAAACCCAAACCATTTACCGTCACCCCGTTGCATCCTAGGCCACAGGAACTCTCCGGTTCCGTCGCCCATGTCTTCTACTTCCTTCTGCCAGACTTCATAGACTGGCCTAGATTCGATCACCTCCCCGCTTTCATTATAGACCTCTTCACAGATATCTATCAACGTACCGTACAGGTCGCGTGGGTGGTAGCGAGTACCAACGATCCACTCCTGTGCGTCCGTGGTTTCGATACTAGCTAGCAGTGAATATTGTCTCTCAACTCTTTCACGGCCTTCCTTTGTGTAGGCGTTCTCATTAACAACAACGTCATCAAGCACTGCTATGTTACAGTGCAGACCCGTAATCGAGGTAGTCAGGCCAGCGGTAAATACCGTTGAGTCCCTGACTCCTTCCTTTGCTCTGAGCGGGTGGTCCACCTGAATCTCGGCGTTCGTCCACTTAGCTCTCTTACCCTCTTCAGGGTGTACCATCTCAGGCCAGTAGCGGCGGTATCGTGCGCTCACAAGTATGTCTTTGACAAACTGGAGCTGCTTCTCCGCTAGGCCAGAGGTGGCACTGATATATAGTATTGTCACTGCCGGGTTGCGGGTTATCTCCCAAGCAACTCGGTAGGCTACCAGTGTACTCTTCTGGTGATCTCGTGGGAGCAACAGCATCTGATGGTTGTTGGCTCCCTGTCTGTTCCACCACTTGATAATATCTTCGTGGCACTGGCCGAGCACCCGGTGGGGGGCGACCAACTTGATAAAGGTCAGGAGGTCATCTTCAGCCGCCTGCCTAATCTGCTCTTTAGTAGCCACGGTTTACAGTACGCCGTATATATCGACGAATCCGGCAGACGTAAAGGAGCCTGCTATGTATATATGACTGAAGTCCGTAGACCAACTACAATTAGCATAGTCCGTGGTAATGTCTACCGATGTATCCTCTGTACGAGTGTTTCCTGATGCAGGGTCGAAGGCTGCTACATCATACTGAATCAGCTTGTCAGCACCCGAACCGGCAAAAGCGTGTAGTCTCGTACCGTCCGTGCTAGCAATTATGCAGCCTTGTGCTGGTCCGTTGGGTACGGCTGTATAGTTCGTTGAATTATGCTCTGCTGTACCGTAGGTTGTCAGGTCGTAAGGCGTACTTAGCGGGTTCCATACAAGCGTATATGTTGATACGTCTACTCTACCATACGCCCAGATACCGGTACCATTCTCTGCGAGGTGATATACGTTATCAGCACTGGACCCATATCCCATGATCTGTGCTTCTGAAGCACTTGTTTGGGTCGTATCCGTCGACTCGACTACGTAAGGAGTCGCTAGTGTGATACAGTGTAAACTGTCAGATGCTCCTGCATACGTGACGTAAGCACCCGCTCCTGCGAATTGGGGGGTGCTGGATAGGAGTGACAGCCCGGTTTTAGAGCTACCAGTCTGGGTAGCGGTAGACAGATCGTATGGTGTGGACAGAGCGAACGAAGCTAAGATATTATCATAGCTAGTTGCTACACAAGCTGTACCATCTGGACTTACAGAGCAACCACCGAACCTGCGGTTGGTTGGGGAGATAACGTCTAGGATAGGCTTGAGGCCAGTTCCACCGGTCCCGCCTGCACCATCTGTTAAGGACCACAAAACATTAGCACCATCGGTGCCGATGTCATAGCCAGAGGTGATAACGTCTACTAGACCGTTAGACCCTGCTATACTATCAGTGAAAGGCTCGCTGGTATCAGTGATGCCTTGGGCTTCTAAGTGCTGTTTCCACATATCGTCTAAGCTACCTGTGTAGCCTAGCGTACGCAGTGCAACGAACACGTTATCAGGCTTAGAGGCTTCTGGGCCTCCAGCCGTTAGTTCTTGTATGCGTAGGTCGCTAGCCCTAGGGGGCCAAATGTGTCCACCGTCTGAATCAGCCATACTCTAGAATATCCTCAATTGAAAGAAGGTACAACGCATGGTTTCCCGTGAGGAGTCCATCGTCCACCCAATATAAAATTCTCTCTTCCCTTTGTTGCGGGGCTTACCCCACGTACAACGGAAGCTAACGTACTGACCGTTATAGCTTCTACGGTACCTCCACTGGAAACCTTCTTCCTTCTCCAGTGACCAGTCCAACTTGGCTTTGTAGTTGCCGAAGTTGACAAATGGTAGCCGTTCACGGTTAGCATAATTGTGTACGCCATTACGTATGGCGATGTTGTACCAGCTCTTATCCGTAGCATCCGCTACGCCAAAGACTGGGTGTGTGTTCTTGTTGCCTATAAAGAAGTAGGCTATGGGGGCCACTAGCTTAAGCGGCCACTTGATAAGGCCAACCTTCAGAACAAGTCCCCACGCTTTAATAGCGTCTAACTTACCCACAGGTCATATCCAATGAGGGCAATAACTGATATAGCTAGGAACACGAAAGGCCACAGGGATACTGTGACCGAGCCTATCTTCCACTTCTTCATTTGACTAATCCTATTAGTTTTCCATCTGCTGTGAGGTCTCTCTCTTCTTCGATAGATTCTTTGAGAGCCTTTTGCTTTTCAACAAGAGACGGACGGCCCCTCTTCGCCTTTTCCGACTCTCCGTACTGCTCGTGGAGCCACTTGTCAGCTTGAATACCTTGCGGAGTGCCTTTAGCATTGATAGAAGTCTCCTTCATATTCTGGTATATCTCGGAGGCCATATGTATCTTAAGCTCTGCCCTCCAGTCCTCCACCAGTTCTTGGAACCACTTAACTTGACAGAGCTTCTGCCAGTGGTCCCAGCTACCCAGTAGCCTGATAGCTACTTGGTACTCGGTGGGATCTGCGATCTCCATATACTTCTCGTACATTGATATGCAGCCCTCGTGGGCCTGCTTCTTTGTAGTGAAGACTGGCTTCATATCAGGGTGGCGGCTCTCCCAGAATAAGGATTGGGTACGGAATCTACCTTGTGAGTCCTTGAGAGCGGCAAAACCACCCCGAGTTTTGTCCATTACCGGGTCATCCGATCCAACCCCTACGGGGTTGTTTACTGTATTGGTCATACTATCTCCTCGCCGGGAATATTGATGGAACCCTATGGGTTCTTGATAAAGGTTGTTATTATCAACCTATAATAGACCCCCATGTATTGTTTAGCTGTTACCTTAGCGAGGCCGACCCCTAGGGAGGTCGAGCCTCTAGGTGGAGGAGTTACTTCAGTAACCCTCCTAAAGGGTTTAGACAATGAAAAAGGCAAAAAGTTCAATTTATTTTTTAGTCAGTCCTAACGTCCTTCGTTGAATACCCCCATTCCAACATTTCTTGGAGTAGTTTTTTAGGTGACTTTCCCCTGCGCGTACGGACCCCCGACCCCTCACCCCACCCGTTATGTCAAAAACACCGTAGCTGGGCCAAAAATCCCAAATCTGGCAGCCGAATTATGTCAAATTGACCCCAATCGGTGACCTTATCAACTACGTAAGTAGTTGATTCTTATCTACCAAACTACGTTTGGTAGATGTCTCCACCACTACGAAGTAGTGGTGTCAGTTAGCCATCCCAAAGGGATGGCTAATAGTGGCGGCAATGGCCCCTCCTTTGGATCTCCATTACGTAGTAATGGAG